TAAAGGAAAGCAACAGATTTAGAACAACAGTTCTCTGTTAGTTTCCCAATTGAGATAATACCATCTCCAGCTGGCTCCATATCGCATTTTACAGTAGTATTGGATCCAGGGATCCCAAAGTGCTAGGTAACGTTCAAACACGCTTCTCGCCCAGCATGAGCTTCCTCGCTTCCTCGTACCGGTTCTGTCGGGTCAATGTAGTAGCTTCTCTAGCCAGAAGTATCGAATCTATCAGTGACATCAACCATTTCATCGCCATACTCCTAGCGATCCGTTTTTCTTGTAGCAGGCTAAAATTCTTTCTGCCCTGCGCATCTGCGATTCTGTGATAAAATCTATGAAAGATTTGACGAAATTTTTAATCATCTGTGTATCTCCTGTGTATCAGTATTTATACTGAGTTTGTGCAATCGCAAAAAATATTAAAGTTTATTTTTTAGATTGTTATAATTTGATTAAATATCTTATAGGAAATCAAGTATGAAACTTAAAACACGTTCCATATTACAAGAACTAAACTCGATAGCAGAAATAAGACATACAGATTCTGTTATTGAGAGCCGAGCCACCAACATCATCAATTCTGCTATCAATTTAATCGAATCGATTAAAAAAAACTATACAGCTGAACAGGCAGATGAGCTAGAGCGTAGATTATTGAACTCGATTAAAGGACAAGATTCTGCTAAATTTACTCGGGGAATCCGTAAAATTGCAGAAGAAAGAAAACTTGCCAAAAAGATAGTCTAAGATCACGTTTTTTTCCAATCAAAATAAATACTATGCCAGCCTCTGAGCGAGGCTTTGATTATGAGGAGAAAATATCATGGCAGATCTAACAAGCACAACTATTGCAGCTAATTTTAACAAGCATGTAGTTAACCAAGCCGACGTTGGTCGTGAGATCATCGTTAGTGCAACCAAAGGAGGTGGTCTAGCACAGGCCGATGTAGCAGCAGTTCGCGCACAGCTAACTCTAGCAGGTGGAGATCGTTCTGGAACAGATGTTAATGGTCCAGATGCTTTCACAGTTGCAGCTATCGGTACAGCTACCGGTGCAGCATTTGAAGCAGGTGTAACTACCGTTGTATTCTTAAGAGTACAGGGCACAGGTACACCAGACCTAACTTCAGTTTCTGGCGTAACATTAGCCAAAGTCGCTGAATTTACACCAGCACTATAATTTCCTAGGGATGGGAAGTGGGGGCGGATTTATTCCGCCCTTTTTTTATGGCTATAAATAGTAGCATATTATGGCACGATATACTGTTATTACTTTAGTTGATATAACTAGATCCGAACCTGCAAGAACCGAGATTGACAAAATAAAGTTAGGACAACAGGCTAATTTTAATTCTTTATTGCAGGCCATCGGTTTACGATCAAATATTACCTGGGAACAAGATCCTAAGATGTACTCTGGTAGATTGCCAGATCCTCTCGAAGGAAAGGCGAATCATTGGGTTTGGGAATTTGATACAGAGCAGGAAGAAGTATTTAATATTGACGATGATCCAATTGGATTACTCAAAGAAGATGTCGACCTAGTTCCGGTGGTATCTGGACTAAATAACTCAGTAGACATAGATCCTGCAACGTTTAGGACTAAAGAAAACGAAGCAAATATCTGGTTTTACCCCAATTCATAAATAGGCAAAGATTTTAGGCACTTAAATTAGGCACATGTCCGGAGCGGACCTTGACTTAACATACAGGAGACAGCCTAGATGGCCACAGTAGTAGAACGAGTAGGCGTACTTGAGACCAAAGTTACGCACATAGACGAAAAAATTGACGATTTAAAGGTAGACGTAAGAGAACTACACGATTGCTTAGATCGCACAGGTGATAGCCTATCTAAGACACTGGCAGAGATGAGAGGCGAGTCTACTACCCAGCACAATGAGCTAGCAGCCAAGATCAAAGATCTAGAAAAACAAAAACAAAAATTAACGACTTACGGAATGGTGGCACTGGCATTTGTAGCAGGACTAGGATGGACAGGACAGCTTAACATAGAGACCATCTTCAAGTTTTTTGGCGGATGATCAATTAAACTCTTAAATAAAGGACCCAGATGGGTCCTTTTTTATGTCTAAAATTTTTAAAAAACTACAGCAAGTAGTCGAAAATACTTATAAAAAACTGTACGAACAGGATCACGTTATGCCTGTTGTTATAGAGACAGGCATTCTTGTCGGTAAAGTTTTAATAATATCTCGGGGACCCGTCAAGAATCTTTCAATAAACGGTGATATAATTTATAAAAATATATGTCTTAATGCCGCAGCGATAAGATTGGCCAATGTTCTTACAAAATATGGAAAAAATATGACCTGTGACAGAATTTATCAAGCAGATCAAGAATACGGAAAATGGTTAAATGAAAGTCAAATTTTAAGAAACAAATATCAGAAAGCTAGGAGAGAGGGCAGAAACGATCAAGCAGATGTATACCTTGCTAAGTATTGCACAGCTAGAGATCGAGCTAAGTACTACCATGCACAGGTTTTAGCTTTGGTATCGAATTGAATAAATATATAATAAATCTATTTTGGATCTAACATGAAAACTACAGACATATTTCCCAGTACATCATCTAGGAAACTCAACGAAAGCCTGGCCAAGACTTTTGGAAAAACAATCAATCTTGAAAATTTCACTTTAGAACAGCTTCAGGATGCTCGAAATAAGCTTCGAACTAAAGTAAGTCAATTTCGTTCTGAAAGTACATTCAATGAAACTGTTGAAAACGAAAACCATCTTAAAACACAATGGATGCTCGATGTTATCAATAAAGAGATAGCCGAAAGAGAAGAATACATTGCAGACGGAAATGAAGTTTTAGAAGTAGACGAAACTGTAGATGAGATAGAAGAAGAATTTGAAGTTGCTGAAGAAGGCAATGACGAATCTGATGACAGCGACGAGTCGTTTGGTATCTATAACGATTATAACGCCAATGAAGATCAAATGATAAGGAAATTTGGAGAAAGTATGAACACACAAGTAAACGAAAACGAATTAAACAAAGCATCTGCTGTAGTATCCGCTAAAGGAATGGTAGATAAAGTTAGCAGATGGATTGAAGAATTAGCAGGAATTGAAAACGACACATTGCTATCGCTAGGCGACAGTATTCGTGATGAAATGGGTCAAGAACAGGCAAAAGCTTTCTTGAGTCAAGTGGCACCAGCAATTCAATCTGCGCTAGACACATTAAAACAAACTCGTGAAACTATGAGTACTGGAGTTAGAGCTCTCACAGGTGAAGTACAGCCTGCAGAAATGCTAGGAGCTCCAGAATCCGGCGCCGAAGATGACGTAGCATTTGCAGCAGAACCTGATGCTATGAATCCGGAACCTAGTCCAGAAGAAGCAGACCTTGACGATTTCGCCGCTGCTGAACCCGCAGCAGGCCCCGATGAAGCAGGCCGAGCTCAAAGAGAAAGCATCGATCGTTCAACCGTTTAATGAAAGTTCTAGCAGGATGAGATTAAAAGAAATTATCTCTGAGTCAGAAGCAGAAAAGTTAGATGAAATATTGCCTGCGCTGGCTGCTGTAGCTGGTGGAATCGGTCGTGTTGGTGCGATGGGTGCGCAGGCTGTTGGTCGAGGAATCGCTGCCGGTGGAAGAGCCATTGGCAATGCTGCCAAGGCCGGTTTCCAAAAAGGTATGCAGGCAGTCAAGACCGGTGTACAACAAGGAACACAAGCAGTCAAGACCGGAGCACAGCAGGGAACTCAACAAGGTGCCAAACAAGGAATCTTAAGCAAGATGATGGGCGGCAACGACGAAGCCGATAAAGCCAAGAAAGAAAAAGAGGCCATGGAAAAAGAAAAGCAAGAACTTGAACAACAGATGCAGGTTCAGCAGGCGGATCTAATGGCAATACAGCAGGCTCTAGACGACTTTAAAAAGAAAACAGGCCTGCAATGAGATTTTTTGAGTTCCAGCCCCCGTCGGTTGATAAGTTTGTTCTTGCATTAAAGAATTATATCGGCACGGCAGCAATAAAGAAATTACCTAGTAAATTCAATTGGGCTGGTTTTTCTAATATGTTAAAGATGCAAGGATTTGAGTTGGCCGGAGACTATAAAACTTTTAAAACAATTTATGATCAGTTGCCACCAAATATGCAAGAGCTAGTCTTAGATTTTAATGACAGGACCATTGAACTAAATGTTCCAGGAGTTCAGCAGGATAATCCAGATTTAAAACCAGAACAAGACAGCCAAAATGCGGTTAATCAAATGGCCCAAGGACTTGCACCGCAGCAGTTAGCCCAACAATCACAAACACCTCAAGTTACTAAATCTTGACATACATAAAGTATAACCTTAAAATACTTTATGACCCTACTAATCGAAAAATATCAATACCCCAAGACCACGCGAACAACAATAAATGGTAAACGGCATTACGATGCCGGGGATGGTAAACCAGTACCATCAGTAACAACAATCCTAGACGCAACTAAAGATAAAACTTTTCTCTTTGAGTGGCGCAGGCGAGTAGGTGAAAAGGTCGCACAAGAAATCACCACAGAAGCAGCAGGAGTTGGTACTTCAATGCACAAGTACCTTGAAGATTATATCAAGGGAGAACAAATAAAACCCAAAGGAAATCTAGTTCATCAACAGGGTTTTCAAATGGCAAAAGTAGTTATTAAAGAGGGCATGAAACACGTCAGCGAAATATGGGGATCCGAGGTTAATTTGCATTATCCTAATTTGTACGCTGGAACAACCGACGGAGTGGGACTGTTCAATGGTAATCCGGCTATTATTGACTTTAAACAAACCAATAAGCCTAAAAAAGAAGAATGGGTCGAAGACTATTATCTACAGCTGGTAGCCTATGCTATGGCACATAACGAGATGCACGGAACTAATATTAAACACGCACATATTCTTATGTGTTCTAGAGCCTGCGAATATCAACAGTTTGACATTACTCCTAGTACTTGGAATAAATGGGCCGACAAATGGTTAGAAAGGGTAGAGCAGTACTATAACATGACTAGATAAATACTCTATAATAAGTAGAGGATATAATCGTGGCCGTTGTTCAAATTTCTAAAATACAAATTCGTAAGGGTAAAAAGTTAGAATCTGGAATTCCGCAGCTAAGTGGCGGCGAATTTGCCTGGGCAGTCGATACCCAAGAGCTTTATATAGGTAATGGGTCAGTTACCGAAGGCGCTCCGGCAGTTGGCAATACCAAAGTACTTACAGAATATGATAATATTTTAGAATTAACACGCGGATATAAATTTGCCGAGGGAAACCCCGCAATTGTTAGAAGTGTAGGGAGATCTCTTCAATCTAAATTAGATGATTATGTAAGTATCCGCGATTATGGCGCAACAGGTGACGGAAGCAGTGATAACAGTATTGCCATTCAACGAGCACTGGACGATTTATTCTTAAATGAAAATACAGAATTTAGAAAAATTCTTTTTATACCCAATGGAACGTATCTCTGTCTTTCAAATATTTTGATACCTAGCAATGCTATCATTGTGGGTGAATCAAATACTGACGCTATCTTAAATATCAATAATAATATAATCGCAACAAAAACTACAAGCGGTGTCACTATTGGAAGTTTTTCAGCTTCGTCTAGACCAGAAAATATAAAAATTTCAAATATAAAAATTAGAATGACTACTGGACTGGTTAATTTAACCGGTGCAAGAAATTCAGAATTTAAAAAAATTATATTTGAAGGTCCGTACACTCTAGGACAATCTGGTTCAAGCTCGTTAGTGGCATGGAGCAATGATATCGATGGAACCAAGGTTACTAATCTTTTATTTGAACAATGTGAATTTTTAAAAGGCTATGTGGGTGTTACCGCTATTAATTCTACCGCGGTTGATACAGATATTCATTTTAACGATTGTAAATTTTTTCTTTGCGGACAAGGTATAAATCTTTCTGGACAATCTAATCAAAAAAATCAGTGGATCATTAAAGATTCATATTTTGATCTCATCTTCGATCGGGCTATTTTGGTAAACAACGGTATCGGATTCACAGTTACAAATAGTAAATTTACTAAATGCGGTAACGGGCTCAATGATGCATCGACACCATTAGTTCCTGTTATTGAATTTGGTCAGAATCAAAATAATAATATAATCGATTGCTTTTTTGATCGAATTCAAGAGGCTGGTGTAACTTCTAGTTTTTTTAAATTATCCGTACCGGAAGTTTTAAACGGATCAAAAACCACTGTTTCCAATAGTGCAACTGCCGCGATTACTTTATCGGACGGACAGAGAACGTTAGCAGTTTTTTCAGCTCTTAATAGATACATTTTTTTAGATTATATTTTAAGTCTCGATAGTTACATAAGAAAAGGAAAGATATCAATAATTCTCAATATTGATATTTCTTCTACAACATTCGAAGGTCTTTATGATAATAATGTCACTTACAGCAAAAATGATTCAGTGACTTATTTAAACAATACCTATGTTGCACTTCAAACTGCTACAGGTATTCCTCCAACAGGGGCTCCTAACAGCGCTCTCTTTTGGTCTTTGGTTTCAGCCTCGATCACAGACGAATATATCTATGTACCAAGCACACTACCCGGAGAAAACATTATGAGCAATTTTGAATTTGGTTTTAATCTTCTTAATAACAATAATATTCCTGGAGTAGAAACACTACAACTTTGGTATAAAAATCCTATCGCTACTGGTCTTAACGGATCAATCTCATTTTACGTTAGCTACGGTGTTTAATCTCTATCATAGTGATAGGATTAAAGCATGGAAAGAGTTCAGAGATCAACTAGAAGTAAGTCAAAATCCTCATCAGGATGTGGCCGAATTTTGGGCTCTGGCTCCGTTTGTTAATTCCTATCTAGATCCCCAAAATCCAAGTTCCTGGCCCGATCCTTGGAAGTTGATTCTCGAAGGGAGATATGATAATCTTGCGATTGTTTTAGGAATGTTGTATACTCTTAAATTAACAACGCGGTTTATGGATACTCCTTATGAGATACATATGTCTATGCCAGCCGACGAAAAAGATCGAAATTTCTTTTTAGTTATGGATCATTCTGACGTTTTAAATTTCGAATACAGAAGGAGTTTGAAACTGAACGACATAGTAGAAATCAAATCAAAAATTTTATGTAACGGTATAACTTTACCATAAATATTTGCCCAGCGAAGAAAAAAGAGAAAAATAATGAATATATCAGTAATAAAAAGAAACGGAGACAGAGAGCCTTTAACGATTGAAAAATGGCAGGCGCAGGTAGCGAAAGTGTGTAAAGGTATTGCAGATGTTAGCCAGTCGATGATTGAGATCAAGGCTCAACTACACTTTTATGATGGTATAACTACAAAAGAAATCGACGACATAACGTTAAGAGCTATTGTCGATCTTATAGATATCGAAAGCAATCCAGATATCGGTCACACCAATTACCAATTTGTAGCAGGCAAGCAGCGTCTTTCGATGTTGCGAAAAGATGTGTATGGGTCCTACGATCCTCCCCGCCTCTACAACATCGTGAAAAAAAATGTCGAGATTGGATTATATACTCCCGAATTGCTCGAATGGTATTCAGAAGATGACTGGAATAGAATGAATGAAATGATCGAGCACGAAAAGGATGAAGAATACAGTTATGCTGCGATTGAACAACTAATTGAAAAATATTTGGTCCGTAATCGAGCGACAAAGGAAATTTATGAAACGCCACAGGTTCGTTACATGGTCGCGGCCGCAACAGTATTTCATAGAGAAGAGCCTAACAGTGCTCGTATGCGTTACATCAAGGAATATTATAATGCTGCCTCAGATGGTCTTTTTACTTTGGCCACTCCTGTTCTCGCTGGCTTGGGTACTCCAACTAAACAATTTAGCAGTTGTGTGCTTATTAGGTCCGACGATGACCTTGATAGTATTTTCGCTAGTGGAGAGATGATGGCCAAATATGCCAGCAAAAGAGCTGGTATCGGTTTGGAAATCGGACGTCTGCGCCCACTAGGTAGTCCCATTAGGGGTGGTGAGATCATGCACACGGGTATGATTCCATTCCTTAAAAAATGGTTCGGCGATCTTCGCTCATGCTCACAAGGAGGCATACGCAATGCTAGTGCTACAGTTTTTTATCCTATCTGGCATCATCAGTTTGACGATCTTATCGTGCTTAAAAATAATCAGGGCACTGAAGAAACTCGAGTCAGACATATGGACTACGGAGTGGTCCTTTCCGCCTTCTTTTGGCGTAGATTCAAGAATAAAGAAGATATAACTTTCTTCGACCCCAATGAAGTTCCCGATCTCTACGAAGCTTTTTATAAAGATACAAAATTCTTTGAAGAATTATATGTAAAATATGAAAAAAAATCCGGCTTACGCAAGAAAACTATGCGAGCCGAGGAAGTCTTTAAAAGTGGAATACTAAAGGAGCGTACTGATACGGGTCGTATCTATTTGGTGTTCATCGACAACGTCATGAACCAAGGTCCATTCGATCCCGAATACCACACTATCTATCAGTCAAACTTGTGCTGTGAAATTCTTCTTCCTACTAGGTCCTTTAAGCGTCTCGATGATGCTAATGGTCGCATCGCTTTATGTACTCTTGGATCGATCAACTGGGGAGCATTCCGCAACCCCGAGGATATGCGTCGCGCTTGTCGTATTCTTCAGCGCAGTTTGTGTAACATACTTGACTATCAAGACTTTTTAAGTATCCAAAGCAAACTCAGTAACGATGAGATACAGCCGCTAGGTATTGGTGTTACTAATTTGGCCTACTGGCATGCTAAACGTGGATTACAGTACGGCGATAGGGATGCGTTAACAGAAGTTAAGAGTTGGATGGAACACCAGGCATTCTATCTTACCGAGGCCACAGTCGAATTGGCCAAAGAGAGAGGTCGTTGTTTAGACAGCGACAAAACCAGATACGGACAAGGGAAATTTCCTTGGGAAAGAAGATCCAAGGGAGTCGATGAACTCACAGACTTTACTCCTGAATTAGATTGGGAGCCGCTAAGAAAGGAGATGAAAGAACATGGTGTACGAAATGCTACTCTTATGGCTATCGCTCCAGTGGAGTCTAGTAGTGTTGTTATTAATAGCACAAATGGAATAGAGATGCCAATGAGCCTAATCTCTACAAAAGAAAGTAAAGCAGGTTCTTTTACACAAGTGGTTCCCGAATACCATAGACTTAAAAACAAATATCAATTAATGTGGGAACAAAAAGATTGTGAGGGTTATATTAAAACAGCAGCGGTATTGGCCGCTTATGTAGATCAGAGTATTAGCACTAACACCTTCTATAATCCTGCACACTTTCCTGGAAGAAAGGTTCCCACAACATTAATTGCTAAAAATTTAATGCAGGCACACATGTGGGGAATCAAAACTTTCTATTATAGTTTGATTAACAAGGCAGGAAGCAAGGTTGAAGACCTTACTCCGGAAGTTCATTATAATGGTTTTCATAACGAAAGAGAAATAATAGAAGATGACGAATCGGATTGTGAGGCCTGTAAGTTATGACATTTAGTTTTATAAGAAATGTTTTAAAAGAAGGAAAACCTCATAAGTTAGAAATTAAAGATCTTCCGTATGCCATGGGAGATCTGTCTCCTTCGATCTCCGAAGAGACCATCAAATATCATTATGAAAAATTGGCTAAGACTTATGCCGAAAGATATAATGCCAACGAAGGTGATCCAACTTTTAACGAAGCCGGAGTTTTTTTACATAACATACTTTTTCAACAATATCGGGCTCCCAAAACAAATAACATGCCATCGGGAGCTATACTAGATTTTATCAACAAGCATTATAAAGATTTTGATAAATTTAAAGAAGAACTTAGTAAAGTAGCAATGGGTATACAAGGTAGTGGATGGGTTTATTTGGCCAAGGATGGATCTATCAAGACAATCAAGAATCATGAAATTAAAAAAGATATCGTGCTATTAATTGACTGGTGGGAACATGCCTGGGCATTAGATTATCAAGCAGATAAAAAAAAATATTTAGAAAATCAATGGAAAATAATTAATTGGGATCATATCAATGAGCAAGCAACAATATAACTTACACACTAAGACAGATTACCTAACACGCAAGATGTTTCTTGATCCTGCTGGACCGGTAACTATTCAGCGTTTCGAGGAAGTAAAATACAAAAAAATTGCAGATTTTGAAACTACTGCCCGAGGATTTTTTTGGGTACCCGAAGAAATCAGTTTAACCAAAGATGCTCAAGATTTTAAAGATGCATCGGATGCAGTTAAACATATCTTCACTAGTAATCTTCTTAGACAGACCGCACTCGATAGTCTACAAGGTCGAGGTCCTAGTCAGATTTTTACACCAGTAGCATCACTACCGGAGTTAGAAGCCCTTGTTTACAATTGGACCTTTTTTGAAACGAATATTCATAGCCGTAGCTACAGCCATATCATTCGCAACATTTATAATGTTCCTAAAGAAGTTTTTAATACTATTCATGATACTCAAGAAATCGTGGATATGGCTTCAAGCATTGGTGAACATTATGAACGTCTACACCAGATTAATTGCCGCAAGGAATTGGGTGAGGAGATTTCGGAAGAAGAACATATCAAAGCGATCTGGTTAGCCCTACATGCTAGCTATGCTCTAGAAGCATTCCGCTTTATGGTTTCATTTGCTACAAGTTTGGCAATGGTTGAGAACAAAATCTTTATAGGAAATGGTAATATCATTAGTTTGATTTTGCAAGACGAACTGCTACACAAAGGGTGGACAGCCTGGATAATTAATCAGGTAGTAAAAGAGGATCCCAGATTTGCCAAAACCGCACAAGAGTGTCAGGAAGAGGTTTTACAAATCTATAAAGATGTTATACGTGAAGAAAAAGATTGGGCAATTTATTTGTTTAAAAAAGGTCCTGTAATTGGTCTTAATGCTAACATTTTGATCGACTTTGTCGATTATACTGCTGCTGATGCTTTAAAAGCTATCGGAATTAAATATTGGGTTACGGCGCCAAAAACAACTCCGATACCATGGTTTAATAAACATAGCGATACAAGTAAGAAACAGACTGCATTACAAGAAAACGAATCAACGAATTATGTGATTGGTATAATGAGCGAAAATCTAGATTACGACGTTTTACCTCAAATTTAATTAAGTAATATCATGTACAAAGCACAATTTAAATCAAGAAGTCCATATGAATCCTGGACTACATTGGGCACTTTTGGTACTGAAGCTGCTGCTATTTCGGCCGCTTTACAGAAAAAGAAATCCGGTGCAGTTCTAGTCAGAGTTGTGGATAAAAATAATAGCGTAGTATATTCGAGTTAAGGGAAACATATGAAAGCAATTATATGGAGTAAGTATCAGTGTCCCTATTGCGATCAGGCAAAGGCACTGTTAACACAAAAAGGTATTGCATTCGAAGAGCGTAAAATTGGTGATGGTTATACCAAAGAAGATTTATTAGAAGCAGTACCTACAGCAAGAACAGTTCCGCAAATTTTTCTTGACGAAGAACTCGTGGGCGGATTTACCGAGTTGAAAGCGAGATTAGCACATGTTAATTGATAAAGGTATTACATCCGGCGAAGTAGTAACATTAAAACTATCATCTGGCGAAGAATTAATAGCTAAGTTAGTCGATGATGGACCAATTAATTATAAAATTTCCAAACCTTTGGTGTTATCTATGAGTTCAAAAGGAGTCGGCATGATTCCGTATCTTTTTACCGTACATCCGGATAAAGATATTAATATTAATAAATCAACAGTGGTAGCCATAGCGCCGACTGATAAAGAGTTTGCTGATCAATATACACAGGGAACGACTGGCATAGCGTTGAGATAAAATGGTAAAACCAATACAACGCTTAGATGATCCTAACACTCTGGGAGGTGTTGTTAATAATACAGATGGTAACACTACGGTTTATGCCAACAATCTTTTAGCGTCAGTCAATACTAGTACTGTTGGTAATTTTAGACCTCCTAAAGGAAATGGAGCAGTTAATACCGCTACTAATTACGGAAGTCGAGGCGTATTTGCACATAATCAACCGATAAACTATACTAATAATAATGACGATAACGGTGCTGAAAGAATTGGGGGGAGCACTAATGTTTTTGTCGGAGATGAGATAGATCAAGATATTCCTAGTATTCGATTAGTGGTTGAAAATGATGATGAAGATGTATTTTTACCCGGTGAGGGAAAACGGAGATTTGAAAATTTAAAAAGAGATGGAACAATCAGTGAACGAGAACAGGCCATCTCCGATCCTCCCCCAACAGGACAAAAAGATACAGTTGTTAAACCATTTACCGGAAATGTAAATGCCAATTGTGGAGGAATTGAATTAGTTGTAGAACCTCCCGGTCTTCCTCCGTTACAAGGTAAAACGTTAGAAGCTGTGCAATTGAGTCCTAGATTTACTGTAGGAAAATTAACTAGAAAACCGTTCATCATCTATGATCACCCACTGATTTATGGACGAACAAAGCTTTCTTTAGCAGAAACTGTTTGTAATTTAAAGTTGTTGGCCATAAATTGCCTAGAACCTATTTTTGACAAATTTCCAAATGCAATTATTACCAATACTTATAGAGAAGGTACCGGAACATCACAACACGTTCTCGGACAGGCGGCCGATTTGCAATTTCGAAATGTTACCAAAGGAGATTATTATAAAATTGCACAATGGGTTAAAGATAATGTAGTCTACGATCAGTTCTTATTAGAGTACAAAACTACAGGAACAAGATTACCGTGGTTACATATTAGTTTTAATAAAGCAACAAACAGACGCGATGTTCGTACTTTTTTAAATGATCAAACTTATGCAAGAGGCCTTACAGATTTAGCGATAGTATAAAATGAAAAAAGCAATATTCTTTATTTTAGGTTGGCTGTGCCTTATCATGGCCTATATCGGCGTAGTAACCCCTGGTATACCTTTTTCAATCTTCCTGGTAGGTGCTGCCTACTGCTTCGCACGTAGCAGCAAGAAGATGGAAAACTGGATCTACAATCACAAACACTTTGGACCATTCTTATTGAACTGGGAAAACAAAAGAGTATTTCCGCAAAAAGCCAAATATGCTATGATCATAGTGATGTCGAGTAGTTTACTGTTCATGTATTTCTTCGTGCCTATTAGGGGTGTAATCTATAGTGGAATCATGATGCTATTAGTGGCTATATGGGCCTGGCGTTATCCTAGTTCTGTAGAAGAATGGCAACGTAGAAAAGACAATGGGGAGAAAATAGGTTGGCTAAAATAACTTTGGAAGAATTGATAGACATCGCTTTTGCCGCAGAGGAAGGTGATCCTATTGATTGGGGAATTTTTACAAACGGTAAAGAACAAGCCATGAAAATGATTGGAACCAGTATTTTAGAAATGTTTGACAAAGATGAGATTACAGATGATCAAAAATTAATCATGTTAGCTACAATTACCAAATTGACTACAGAAAATATGATTCTTCATTCAAAATTGTTAACGCAATCTCATAAAAAAGGAAACTAAGTTGGAAGATGATATGATCAGATTTATATTAGGTTTCGCTGTTATCGCAATTATATTTTTTATAGTTCTTATATAATTTATGGACGTGAATAGATTTGAAAATTTTTTATCTGATAACGACTGCGGTCGCCTAATTGACTATTATCAAAATAATTTGAAAGACAAATTTAGATACAATTCTACCGAACCCATTAACATTTTAGACTGCAAAGATTTATTTGTGTCCGAGTGTTTAGATAAGGTTATAAAAAAATGTAAATCTTTGTCCAATGTCTATCTAGATAATGCAGAAATTATCAGATGGTTAAACGGCGGTCATATGGAAATGCATGTTGATCAAGGAGATAAGTATGCCGCTATAACCTATCTCAATGATGATTATGCAGGCGGCGAATTAATCATACAAGATTATAAAATTAAACCAAAACGCGGTGAATTAATAGTTTTTGAAAACTCCCATATATTGCATGGTGTAAACACTGTAATAGGAGAACGATTTACATTGTCAAGTTGGTTTAAATCAGACCAAATAATCTCTTGACAACAGTCAAAAATAAATATACAATGTAGTTTATTGTTGTATGAAGCGAAGCAAAATGTGTTCTGGACGCGGGTTCGATTCCCGCCCGGTCCACCAAAAGCACACTGATTGTCCCACAGAGGCCATCGCTAATATCTGTACAGTGTGTTTCTGATGGGCCGGATCTGGTCTCGACAGGGCAAAGAGTAGCCAAGTGGACAGCAGGGTAGGCGATGACCCTAAATCAAGCAAAACTAATAAATGCCAATGACGCATTTTTTGGAGAAAATCGCCTAGCGGCGTAGTCTCCACGGGGTTGGTAACCTTGTAATCAAATAACCAAAAAGACCACTTCGGTGGTCTTTTTTATTGACAAGATAGTTTGATGAATGTAGAATAACCCTATGAAACGATCTAATATCAAAGAAACATTCGGTGGTGAAGTTTCCTTCACTAAATTTATCAGCCAGGATATCACAACAGCAAAACGTCTTATCAATTCTATATCTGCAGAATATGATGATGATTATGTTGTGAAGCCAGAGGATCATACTATTGATTCAAAGCGTGTAGATCTTGTAATTCGAGATTCAGAAAACGTAGTCGCCTATGTAATCGAAAGTCAAGATTGTACGGGTTGGCTAGATAGTATCCATGCCAGTAAAATCCTTTATTACATGTACGAAAAAGAATGCTTCGAAGGAATTCTACTCTGCGAAGACGCCGATGAACACATCAAAGGATTTGTCCGTTGGTGTAACGAAAATACGCCGGTGCAAATTTGGCTGATGAGTGTTGTTTGTTTCGAAACAGACAAAGGACCGTATGTTGAGTTTGTTCCATTAATCCGTCCGGGTATGCTAAAGGATAAAAAGATCCGTAGAGTTTCTTCAAACGGTTCTACCTATTCTTCTGTAGATTTTTCTGAAATGTTACAGGAAAAGGCAGAACAACATCCTGGAGTATTTACTAATGTTACTCCTCGTTATGCTAGCATCAATGGGGCTGGAGGCCCGGGAATTAATGTAGGTATCAGTCCACGAAAGAGTGGTTATTTCATGGTTGATATTTGGCATGCAGGCAAATGGAATAACAAAAACTTTAAAGATTCTTTTTCTAATTTTATTAAGCAGGAAAAAAATCTCGATGCTGTTTTCCAAGATCGAAGAGGTTATGTAAACATCGACACTTGGGATGAATCTGTTGAGCTTGCTAAAAAATTAAACAAAGCTCTGAAATCTAAACAGATCGTTGGTTAATTTGATATTAACAAAATCTATTATTCTCATTGAAAAATAATAACAAAAACCTATAATTTTTCATTGATTAATAGGATAATTAAATATACAATCGTTGTATAGGACAGAGAGTTCTAGATAGTTTTCAACACACACTAAGGAGATAAAATGAAAACAGTTGGTGATAAATTAGATGCATTTGCATTAGTTGGCGTTAAGCCAGGACAGCCCGAAGATGCTTTCTTTGATATTACAGAGAAATCATATGAAGGTAAATGGAAAGTAATCGTTTACTATCCAAAGGACTTTACATTCGTATGTCCGACAGAAATCGTTGCCTATGATAAATTAGCAAAGGATTTCGAAGACCGCGACGCTATTCTGCTTACTGGTTCTACTGACAATGAGTTCTGTAAAATTTCTTGGCAGAATGCACACCCCGATCTCAAGCAGATCAAACATGTTCAGTTTGCTGACACTGCTCGTGACGAGCGCAGCCTGATCAATCAGTTGGGTATTTTCTATGCCCCAGCTGGTGCTGCTCTACGTGCTACATTCATCGTTGATCCTAACAACGAAATCCAGCACGTTACTGTCAACAATTTGAACGTTGGTCGCAGCCCAGAAGAAACACTTCGTGTTCTCGATGCACTACAAACCGGCGAACTCTGTGCCTGTAACCGCACAGTAGGCGGCGAGACTCTAAAGGTGTAATATGATAGACTGTATGATCATAGGAGATAGTATTGCTGTAGGAACTTCAACTGCCCGTCCCGAGTGTGTCAGTTATGCTCGCGGAGGATGGAACAGTTGGCAATGGAACAAAGATTATTTGAGTCGAGCATCTGAAAAGCCAGCTAAGACCTTGATCATCAGTCTAGGTGCCAATGACCACAAGGGTGTCAAGACTGAGCAGGAATTGAGAAAGATGCGATCAGCTATGAAAGCAGATCGTGTGTTTTGGATCGATCCTGGTCAAGATCGTAAACCTGTACCTCATGATGCTATCCAACGAATAGCCAAAGAATATGGAGATACGGTCATCACCCGACCACAAGGTCATATGAGTGCCGATAAGGTTCATCCGACTGGACGAGGATATAAAATTTTAGGAGAACAGACACGATGACACAGTGGATTGAAAGTTTAAAAAATGCATTACCAGAATATGCTAAAGATACACGTCTTAATATTGATGCAGTAGTACTTCGTTCTAAGTTAGATCCAGTGGTAGCAGAAGGCTGTGCTTTGGCTGCTGCTCATGCCACAGGCAATGGTAAAATCGTCGCTGTTATTCTGTCAACTTTTATTGATCCGGTCGAATCAAACGCTGCTATGACTGCGGCCAGTATCATGGCACAGAACAACGTATGGTATCCATATGTCGAAATGGCAGACGATGAACAGCTAAAAGGTCTCCCTGCACAACTACGTATGAACGCTATCGCTAGTCACGGTGGTACTACACAGGAACGATTTGAAGCATACTCGTTGGCTGCTTCTATTGTTGGCAAGTGTCACTTCTGCGTCAAAGCACACTACGAAACACTCAAGAAGGCAGGTTACACTGTTGAACAACTTCGTGACATCGGACGTATTGCTGCAGTCATGAACAGTGTTTCGAGAGTGCTAAATTCGTGATGTCAATACATAGAATCAAAAATCAAAACCCACTTCGGTGGGTTTTTTCTTGACTTGTTGAGCATAAGATTCTATAATAACAAAAAGGAGAACGTCATGTTTATCGATCAAAATAAACTCCCCCAATTTGATATTGATCTATCTCAACTCAACAATGCCTGCGAAATCAAAGGTATCATGAAAAAATTGGGAGTTATAAACTATGTATATGCTTTTGTTTATAAAGGTAGCGTAATGAAATATGGACAATCATCATATACCACAACGTATAGAACTGACCCTCACGGAGAAAGAATATATCGTCAGGCTAGGTATATCCCAGGTTGGCAAGATCTGCCAACGACCTCAAACAGTTCGGGCGGAGACTTTATTCCCGTAATTGATAAATTTCATGATATTCATAAAAACGATGTATCGATACATGTATGGGATATGACTAATCATTCGTTCTCTGCAGAAGATTTTCCTAAGCACGATCTAACAATCGTGGAAAATCAATTAATTGAAGCTCACAAAGAATCGATAGGTTATATTCCAGTTGGCAACATCAATGATGAATCTCATATCAAAAATAAGTCTATTGTAACAGATACTGTTTTTAATAATTTGTTTGAAACCGCCTAATCATGACAATGCATCTCGAGGGACCGTGGCTTAGTACCACAGGTAAGAAAAAAGGTAAACGCAAGTTTCGCAACGCCGACGAAGCACGTAAGGCTCGCGAGCTTGCAGATTCGTGGGCCCAAAAACAGCAAGAATGGGATAAAATGGCTCCGAAATTTAGCGGAAAAAAGATCGAATCAAATGCAAAATTGGAAAAATCTTTTCCTTCGTATAATCCTCCCCCGGGTAGAGAAACCCAGAAAATTAATAGTCTGCCGTTTACCGCCGGTCCATGTCTTAAAAATCCAGAAAAGATTTACACAGGCGATAAGATCAAAGGCATCGGCACAATGCATAAGAGCAATGCTGTTCCTATTTTTTCGGACGAAGAGGCTGTGGATATCGCCAAAATGCGTCGATAATCGCCGGTTTACAAGTGAAATCTTTGATGTTATGCTATATAAATTACGTTTCGCAAGAAACTAAGATAGTTGGTCCGGACGGAGCGAACCAGTTTTATGTCCAGACCCGCGAGTCTTGGCCAATGAGAAACCCGTGAGATTCGGGAAGCCATGCTCGCCAAAAGTGAAAGCGCAGTCTTGTAAACAGCAAGGCAGCGTGTTGTAACTGATGGAGACGACTACACGAACCAAGGGTTCTCTTATAGAGCCTCGTGAAGTTAACTCCCTTAATGTAATGCCGCAGTGTATCGTGGCACTAAATGAAAGGAGGAACACAATGTTTCAATCTCTTAAAATAGGCAGTATCGTATTATCGTTGTTAGCGGTAGTGTTTTTAGTGAGTTCTGTAACCGGATGGAAGTTCCAACAACTTACTGGCAAAGAAGGTTATCAATTCGTATCAGCAGAAAGCATAGAAAAAGATCTAGAATGTCTTGCTCTGAATATCTATCGCGAAGCGGGACACGAGCCTTTTGAAGGCAAAGTAGCTGTGGCACAGGTCACCCTAAATCGGGTGACTGATTCGAGATTTCCGGACACCGTCTGTGGCGTGGTCTACGAAAAGACCGCAGTCTACTCAAAAGTCATCTGCCAGTTTAGTTGGTACTGTGATGCCAATCATCGTAATCGCAAGATTAACGATAAGGCCTATGCAGACAGCTATGCAGTGGCTAAAAAAGTATATCTGGAAGGATTCCGTCTTGACAGCTTAAATAAAGCATTGTATTATCATGCTGATTACGTCAGCCCTAACTGGAAACTAGAAAGGATAACCAAAATTGGAGCCCACATCTTTTACAGGAAACCAAATGAAAACATTTGACATAGAAAAGGTCCGCGACAGCCTCAAAACATATTTCAGCCGTCTGAGTCCGGAAAGCCTAGAATGGGTAGCCATTTTAGTCTTACACTAGGCCACGATCCCTAGTTTCTTAGCAGTGATGGCGGGTATTACTGACAAGATGCCTGCCGTGGATTTGGTCTTGATGGTTTGGTTAGGTCTAGCTCTGCTATTCGCCAAAGCCGCTGCCAAACGAGACATGTTCAATATCGTCACCCTAGGATTTGGATTCATGCTACAGGCAGTGATGATGGCCCTGATCTTCTTCAAATAAATTGGTAAAGACCCTGATTGACTTTGGTTGGCAGTGGTGCTATACTAATAATGTCGTAATCCACACACAGAAAGGCAACAAATGAAGAAGGCAATCGCAGTTGGTATTTTGGCAGCAGCCATAACTGGTTGTTCATCGATGAAAACCGTAGAGGATCGCAAAACCTACGCAGTTCCTAGTTGGTATGCTGATTGCCAGCAGAGCGGAACTAAAGGTTGGTTTTGGTTCAAGAAAGAGTTCGCTTATGCCTGCGGTGGCGGAGAAAGCATTCACGCACAGGCCGCTGAAGAGCAGATGTATGCAATCGCTATGAACAACTTCGCTAAACGCATTAATTCAGAAGTCAATTCTGAAACTAGGATCGAGTTTAACAACGATAAGAAAAACACCCGTACGGTGATTTCTTATGTGGTCCGAGATACCACTATCCGTGAGCATCTCAGGACGGAATCTGCTCATTTTACCATGAATGGTCGCCACTACACGTTCGTTCGATTGGAGATGCCCAAAGGCAAATTCGACGAGTTGATCGCACAGGCAAAGTCTGAGAAATCGGCAAAGGCACAGTAATGAAAGCATTATTGATAGGTTCTATTTCTGTGATCCTAGTTGGTTGTTCTTCATCTCCCAAAGTTGTGGCCGAGAAACCGCCATACTGTATCACCAATCAGACCATCGTACTGCAGAATGGTGAACGGGTAGAAAGCCAGACCGTGCTAGAATGCACAGACGATCAGATCAAACGCATCGCCCAGAAGAGGTTAGGTTCTTCACCCTACTGCGGCGAATTTTATTATTGGATGCAGATTGGAGGACGGAATGTTCAGCGCAAAGGTATCAGCTGTCAGAAGCCTGATGGTAGCTGGGAAGTTATTAACACTACTGGCTATTAATCCTGCTTCGGCATCTGATCTAGCCAATCCGAGATTTTTTGAGTATAGGGCAGGCGGCTTTGCTAACAATCTGATAGATCTCACTTTTGGATGGTTTAGAACTCTCGATGATGATCAGAAGGAACATTATCAACGATCGTTGATGCATGCTGTGATGGCTGCAGAAAACGGAGAAAAAGTCTCTTGGTACAAGAGGGACGCTAGCGGGTTTGCCGTGCCTGCGCATACCTGGCCTACGGGCTCTGGATACTGCCGCAGGATCCATATACAGGCCATAGCGTATAATATGGAAAAAACTATGGCAGCTACTGCCTGTTATGATAATGCCCGGGATAATTGGCGATGGGTTCGCGATAAATAAGCTATCAAGGAGATATTTTTATGGCATCAGGATTCCAACAAAGTCTTAATCAATTAAGCCCAAATTTTTATCGAGTTTCGTGTGCATTCAGCGGCGGCACCGGAACATATCCCACAGCTGATGGTAACGATAACGGTGCAGTTAACCCAACTGATTGGAATGGGTTTGCGACATTGCCATCAAATGCGGTTAATGCTAGCCGAGTAGCTAGAGGAAATTTAAGATGGCAGGCAATTCTCGAAGAATTAATGAAGCATTCAGATGCCCAAATCTTGGATGTCACTGTTACTAGTGCTGGAAATACTAACGCAAATAATCAACCTACAGCATTGGCATTTACCGTAAAATACGAAAGAGATGACTTTGTATTACAAGCTCTTAATGGCACTACGGACATTGGTGGCAACGCCATCAATACTGTAGCAAAGGCTGTGAAACATCTGGTTGTTTCTGGAATACAACGAGGCGGAACATCTGGATATACAAAAAAGTACAGAGTGTATGATCCGACGGGATCTGCAGAGTTAATAATTCCAATAACAATCACTAGACCCGATGCAGATGCAGATGTATATGCAGATGTGACAGTATCTCTGGTTGACACAGTAACGCTGGTGAACGCATAATTGCTTGATGTTTGTTGGAATATTAACCCTTTTTAGTGCTCTCCTAATATCCGCTGTCGCAATCTATTACTCAGTGATAGGTTTGACAGCGATTTTTTCTGCGGCCGCAGTTGCTATTATTATTATGGGAGTCGCATTAGAATTAGGTAAGTTAATCACTGTAGTTTGGTTACATCAAAACTGGAAGACTGCTCCTAAATTAATCAAGGGATATCTCTGTACTGCTTTGGTAGTTCTCATGTTAATTACCAGCATGGGAATTTTTGGATTTTTATCTAAAGCACACATGGATCAAAGTGTACCTACAGGAGACGTTGCTGATAAATTAGCTCTCATAGATGAAAAAATCAAAACCCAGAGAGATAATGTAGAGACCGCCAGACGTGCTATGTCTCAGTTGGATGCACAAGTTGATCAAATACTCGGACGCAGCGACGACGAAAAGGGAGCCGAGAGAGCTGTTCAGATTCGCAGAAATCAAGCAAGAGAAAGAGCGTCATTACAAGCCGATATCGCTAAGGCTCAGATCGAAATAGCTAAACTAAATGAAGAAAGAGCTCCGATAGCCAAAGACCTTCGTAAAGTAGAGGCCGAGGTCGGTCCTATAAAATATATCGCGAATTTCTTTTACGGTGAAACTGATCAAAATATTTTAGAAAAAGCTGTCACCTGGGTGATACTGATATTAATATTTGTATTTGATCCTTTAGCTATAGTTCTTTTAATAGCTGCTCAGATCAGCTTACATGGTAAACTTAATTTTAAATTTAAATCTAAGGAGCGAAATGATGAGTTGGTTCAGGAGAACACCACACAAAAAAGATCAGGAGAAGAAACACCCCCATCATCCCAGCCTGTTATCGGAACAGTTGATGAAGGAAGTGGAGGAGAACAGTCAACAGATAAAGAATCACCGACTGGTAATGATGTTGCAGAAGAAGCGAACAGAAAAATAGCCTCTATCGAAAAAGAATCTAATATTGAATCAACGATATCTAGCATCGAAGAAATTAAAAAAGCAGAAGATAAATCTGCTCTGGATGAGTGGAATGAAATGATTGCTGAGGCAGAACGTGCTGCTGCCGAAGAAGAAAAAAGAATACAAGATGAGGCTGCTCAAGAAGCCTTAAAATGGGCACAAGAGCAAGAAGAAAAAGCCCAGGAAGAGGCCAAAAAAAAAGAATTGACCTGGTACGAGAAGGACGGTCCGAAACAGATCAAACAGTCTCGTCCGATATAAACTATCAACAGAACAGTGAGCAAAGTAATTCAACTGTTTGGACGAAGATTAAAGAACGTAAATCGTCTTCAGATATTTTTACTCCGATAGATCGGATTTATCGAAATTTGAGTAAAGATAATCTCAGTTCTTTGGATTTAGAAGTTTATGATTTAGACGACCCAGAACTCATACGCATCGTAAAATTAATCGATAAATTAAGAACAAAAGAACTTAAACCAGAAGATTTAGTTAAAGAAGATGCAGAAATAATTGCAGATATATTGTCGAAGATTTAATGAATAGAATAACACTAGTTACTGAACCGGATGATTTATCAAGAGATGCATTCAGAATACTCTGCGTCGATTTAAATCAAGATCAAACACAGATTATTTCCGACAGTCTTACAGGTATTAGCAATAACTCGGAATGTATAGTTTATGTTTGGAATGGCATAGGATCTCATGATTGGTTTTTTGATAAAAAACATAAGAGTCATCTAATAATTTTCAACGGTTGCGGTCAAAATTTAGAACTAGTAGGATACATGGCTGCCCAACCAAATTCCATATATTTCGGTCCTTTGAAATTTTTGTCAAAGATCAACGATAGGGATATATATGATGTAGACGTATGTAAAAATTTTTTAAATCAATATATGCAAAAATATGAGCAAATTTACAAATAAATTATTCGGCAGTACTGTTGTATTAAAAGAAGGTGAGGATATTAATCGAGCTCTCCGTAGATTCAAAAAGAAAATCGACGAAGGTGGTGTTCTTGATGAACTTCGAAATAGAGAGTGTTACGTAAAACCTAGCATAGAACGTAAGAAAGCAAAATCTGCAGCCAAAGCTCGTTGGCAAAAAAAACTTAAAGATCAACAACTTCCTCCTAAATTATATTGACACTGTAACATATTCTTGTTATAATAAAGATTATGCTTACAGACATTATGATTGATTTAGAAACTCTTGCCACGACTCCAGATGCGGCAATTTTAAGTATCGGCGCAGTGAAATTTGATCCGTTCGGGCAAGAATTAAAAGAACCCGAAATGGAGAGTTTCTATCTTCGAGTAGATATCGATAGCTGTGATAGACTAGGTTTGGTCACATCAAATGACACTCTCAATTGGTGGAGCAATCAAAGCAAAGAGGCACAGGATGAAGCCTTTGGTCTAGAAAATCGAGTTGATATTATTGATGCAATGAATCAACTTTATAAATTTTGTTGGGGTTGTAAAAGAGTTTGGAGTCACGGCGCAGGCTTTGATATAGTGATTATGGAAAATATTTTTAGATCCATACAAAAAGCTGCACCGTGGAATTTTTGGCAAGTTCGAGATACACGAACTCTATTTGACATTGGAATCAATCCAGATAGACCCGAAGTGCTAGCTCATCATGCTTTGCATGATGCATACAATCAAGCCGTTGGAGTTCAAAACGTTTTTAATAGACTAAGAACAGCATCATCGATCGATGGTAAACTTATTAATCCGCTACAGGATAAAAGATGAGAATAGAAGAAGATATTAAATTAGACTTCAAAGATGTTTTAATTCGTCCTAAGCGTAGCACATTGTCTAGTCGTAAAGAAGTAGATCTTAATCGCACATATAAGTTCAAACATAGCGAATTTAACTGGACCGGAGTTCCTATCATGGCATCTAACATGGACGGAGTAGGCACTATCGAAATGGCCAAGGTCCTTTCTAGCCACAGTATGTTTACTTGTCTAGTAAAATCCTACGAGGAAGACGACTTGTTTGATCTAGCCACTGTTTACAGCGGTAATTGTTTTGCCGTCAGCACAGGAACCAGCAAAAAAGATTTTCAAAGACTGAGCCGCATAATCAATGCCTATCCAGAAATTAAATTCATCTGTATAGATGTGGCTAACGGTTACAGTGAACATTTCGGAGACTACATAGAAGAAGTCCGAGAAGCATGGCCAAACAAGACCATAATCGCGGGTAACGTAGTTACTGCGGATATGACGCAAGAACTGATATTGAGAGGAGCAGATATTGTCAAAGTTGGAATTGGACCGGGATCGGTATGTACGACTAGGATACAGACTGGGGTTGGTTATCCGCAGTTGTCGGCGATTATTGAATGCAGTGATGCAGCACATGGCCTCGGTGCCCATATCGTTGCTGATGGCGGCTGCACTTGCCCAGGCGATGTGGCTAAGGCATTTGG